GCGACGACCAGGGGTGGCAGAAACTTCACACGCCTCACCACACCGAGATACCCGACAAACTGAAAGCCAAACTCAAGCAACAGGGCTTTGACATATCGAGCCCGAAAGACCGTGACCGCATTGCTATCCGTGCCTTCAAACTCTTTTTCAAGATGGTGGAGGAGCGGTATCAGAAGGCGAAGCAAGCCGGTGAGGAGATCGCCCAGGTCGCCAAGTCTGAACTCCTGATCAAGGATTCGGAGGCGGTGCCTTCTGGGGACATCATTGAGGTGCTCACCTCTGAGTTACCAGAGGATGAAATGATTGCCCTGGTTGGGGACCTTTCGCAGGACCTCAACCCAGAGGACATCAACCCGCCTCTACTGAAAGAAGTCTCCGACGCCGAGCTACTCCACCTTCACAGGCAACTGCACGGGCTAGGAGGTTCCCATGCCTAGTGAAGTGATGAGCACTCAGGAGGAGTCGCGAATCAGTGCCCACCTCCTTGTCGTTCAGGAGATGGTGAGGCGCGGCTTTAGTCACGACACGGTTGACGGGGTAGACGAAGCTACTCAGGCCATGGGTTGCGCTATTGGCCTGAAAGGTGACGAGCTTGAGTTGCTGGGGCTCACCAAAGCTGCCTTGAGCAAGCAGGTACCGCAGAAAGACGCACCGATGGAGGACAAGCGGAAGGCCCAGAAGGCAAGGGCTGCCCGGTTCGGCATCGAGGCGCTGGAAGGGAGAGGCGAAAGGCTGTCGTTCCCTGCGGGGTACCCCACAGACTTGAACCTCTACGGCGACCCGGTGAACCTGATGTTCCCGCTAGACCCAGCGGGGAGGGCTCGCAACGCCCGAGCCAGGTTCAAGCAGTTCGCTGACGACATCTACGAGCAGGACAAGTCAAAGCGAATCGTGCACACGCGAATCGTGAAACGCCTCCTGTCTCTAGGGTCTGTACCTTCCTTTGATGAGGACGACCCGCTCGACAAACTGCTACCACCTGACGTTCGTAGGCGGTTGCAGAAGTCAGTCATCGAGGTTGACCTTGACGATGACGACACCGAGGTCAACGAGGTCACCCTCATTGCAAAGGCCACCGACGACGAACGGCACATTGTACTCGGCGTGGTGCTCGAACCTGACTCAGTTGATACACAGGGAGACACCATCAAGGCCGACGAAATCGAGCGTGCCGCCCACTTGTGGCTTGCAAGGTTTCAGGATCGCGGACTTATGCACCGCAGGATCGTGAACTCCAAGATCGAGATCTACGAGTCCTACCTTGCACCTGTGAACTTGACCTTGGGAGGGCAAAAGGTTAAAAAGGGCACTTGGTTACTCATGTACCATGTCCTTGACGACGCCCTCTGGAAGGACATCAAGAGTGGGAAGATCGCCGGGTTCAGCATGGGCGGATTTGCTAGAAGGGTCAAACTTTGAGTACAATGTAGCCAACGGAAGCAGTCAAAATGCCAAGTACCAAACAACCTAACGCAGAGGCGAGACTGGAAGACCTGGACGTCAGGGAGGTCTCAGTGGTAGATCGTCCTGCGAACAAGAGAAAGTTCCTGATCGTCAAAAGCGTAGACGGTCTGGAAGTCATCAGAATGGAGGAAGGTATGCCCAGGAACGCAATCCCAGCAAATCGCGCCGAAGAGATGGGTTTCGTTCCCGTTCCTGTTCAAGACGAGCCGGCTCCGGTGGCCAAGGAAGAGGACACCGATGACAGCCTTCTCGATCTGTTCGGGTTTGGGGACGACTTGGACCCCGAGAACCCGGACGTAGTGGACGATGGTGACGATGACGGTGAGGTCGTGATCGTCACCAAGGGTGTGAAGGCAATGGCTCTCAAGGAGACTAACGCGGCCCTTCAGAATATGATGAAGGTGACCAACACCCTGAGGGGCCTCGCGGAGAAGTCGGGCGAGGTATCCAAGGAAGTCGCCGCGCAGTTCGGCCAGATTTCCGAAGCTATCACCGCCACGCTGGCCAAGATGGGGGAGAAGGGTGGAGACGGAGACGACAAGGACGCCGCGCATAAGGCCGCAGAGGCCGCGGCGGTTTTCGCCGCCTGTAAGGCCACGGTCGAACGCCTCATGGCCTGCGTGAACAAGATCAAGGCGCTGGACGACAACGCGGAGGAGATTCCCGCGGACGTCAAGGCTGACCTGGCCAAGATCGCGAAGGCTCTGGGCATCATGGCCCAAAAGTTTGGCGGAGCAGGCGACACCCAGGACGACAAGGGTGACGACCAGGCCGACAAGGGCAAGGCCCAGAAGCGTGAAGGCCTAGAGATCTTCCTCAAGCATGGCTCTGACGGCGACGACCCCGAGGTTATCCTCAAGGCGGGGGCGAAGATGCGCCGGGCCCGGCTCAGCAAGCTGAAGGCGGCGATCAAGGCACTCAACGAGGTTCTGATCGAACTCGACCCGTCCGAGAAGCTGGATGACGATGATGGCAAGGACGACAAGAAGGGCAAGAAGAAGCCTGCCAAGAAGTCTGAAGGCCCCAGTCTGGGCGAGAAGCTGGTAGGGGCCATCACGACCCTCACCGAGAAGGTAGATGGTCTGGGCACTCAGGTCCAGGACATCACCAAGCGGGTAGGGGAGATGGAGGACACCCGCCCCGCAGGCGCAACCAACGATGACCCACCTGCCGAGGTTCAGAAGAAACAAAGCATGTGGAGCGGCATAATTTAAGGGCTGGCGTCGGCTCGCCGGACCACTAACAGGAGGAAGGAAATGACAAACCAGGAAGCCATCAACAAGGCGACTATCGTGACCGATGCCATGGCCAACGCCGGACTGCTAAACGCCGAGCAGTCCAACAAGCTCATCGACTATGTGGTCGACGAGACGTCCATGAAGGATCGGGTGCGGATAGTCAGGTTCAACGCCAACCAGCGACTGATCGAGAAGATCAACGTCGCCAACCGAGTCGCGGTCCCGAAGGAAGAGGCTGCCGACCCGCGTGTCCGCAGGGGTGTGAGTACCGACAAGGTTACCTTGACCCATGCGGAGATCATGGTGCCGTTCGAGATCGGTGACCTCGTAGGAGAAGAGGGTATCGAGGGCGACGATATCTACGACCATGTGGTCAGGATGATGGGCAAGCGGCTCGCCAACAACGTGGAGGAGGTCTGGTGGGACGGGAACACCGTTGGCCCCGCTCAGACCGAAGAGTTCATGCTGGAGGGCGGCAACGCCAACCTCTACATGAAGGACTCCTACCTAGCCCTCTTCAACGGCTGGTTGAAGCTAGCCGAGTCGGGCCACATCGTGGACGCCGCCGGCGCATCCTTCGGCCCCGCCCTGCTCAGCCGGGCGATCAACGCCATGCCCAGGAAGTTCCGCAAGAACAAGAACCTCCTGAAGTGGCTCATCGCCTCCGACTTCGAGCAGGTTTACCGCGACCAGATCTCTGGCCGCGGCACCGCAGAGGGTGATAAGGCACTGTTTGCCACCGGGAACCTCCCCGGCTACGGCATTGAACTCGTGCCGGTTGCCCTGCTGGACGACCAGCCTTTGTACGTCGAGGACAGTGTGGCGAACACGGACGGCACCACCGCGACCCCCGTCAGTTACGGCCCGCTCACCGAGTTGGTCCTCACCGTCCAGACGTTGGGCTCCGCCCCGATGGCCAAGTACATCCTGGCCACCGACTACACCGTGGACGAGACCAATGGTACCTGGACCCGCCTCGGTGGCGGCTCTATCGGCTCGGGCGCGACCATCAAGGCGACGTATCGCACAGGCGGCAAGGTGTTACTGACCAACCCGCAGAACCTGATCGCCGCGATCGGCCGGGAGATCCGGATCGAGAAGCAGCGGAACATCTTCAAGGGTACCTGGGAGTACGCGATCACCGCTAAGATCGGTTGCCAGATCGAGGAAACCGACGCCTGCGTGATGATCACGAACATCGCCCCGCCCGAGTAGCCAAAGCGAGCGCTAACGAGGACGCAGTGGAGTAGTGCTGCACGACACGAACGAGGAGAGTGAACATGGTAGCCGAAATTACTTACAACGCGGGGAAGTCGTATCGCATTAAGGCGACGAAGTTCCTGCAGCACAAGACCGAAGTCGTGACCGACCCGGACGTCATCAAGCGGTGCCAGATGACGGCGGGCTTCGCGGTGCGGATCGTCCAGCCGGAGCGGAAGAAGAAGGCCGCCCTGAAGAAGACGGCACCGGCCGCCAAGAAGACCGTGCGGGAAGTCGTCCCCGAGACCGAGGAGCAGCCGAAGAAACGGGGCGGCTCGAAGTAGGGTTACGATGACGGATGGTGATCGCCAATACGACAGCAGGGTCAACTCACACCTTCGACCTCACCGCTGAGGCGGATCACCAAGCCCTTTTATCTCTTATCACTTCAGGTAAAGTCACAGCCCTTGCACTCCTGCAAGATGGAGTGCAGCATGCCCTACCTCTCCCCAAGCGGTTCCACAAGCGCCCAACGTTTGGCGCTGAGGTGCTTCGTAACGGCACCGAGAAGCCGCTTGGGGAGCGGATCTATGTGCAAGTAGAGGATGTGAGAGTCGCCCTCACGAGCACCTTCAGGACCAAGCTAGTGCGGTGTGACCTGGTGAAAATTGGTTACATGAGATACGATGCAGGCAGGAGCAGGCAACAATGATTCTGCAACCTGTAACCACCGGAGGCGGTAGCCAAAGAGTACGGAGAATACCGGACGGGACCAAGGACGGGGCGAACAAAGTGTTCACCACACCAGGGGGTGAGAAGTTCTTGATGACTTCTGGATACGAGGTTTGGTTCTTTGTCAACGGGGTGTTGAAGGAGGCGGGGGGTTCTAGCGACTACGTTGCCAGCGAAAGTGGAGGACCTGGTACAGGTTTTGATACAATAACACTTAACGATATTGCACCAGACTCTTGGGACAACCTGACGATGGTGTACTTTATAACTGGCTAACAAAGGAGCTAAAAGATGGGAAGAACCTTCATCAGACAAGACGACCAAATCCGGGAGTCGGTGCTCTATGACGATACCGTGGCTGCCGGCGCGACAATGGAGAGTTCTCCAGGCGACCTGGAGGATGATCTCAACAGCCTCCGCTCTCAGCAGAAGCGGGCGATTTGGGCGGATGCCGCAGGTAACTGGTACGATGACATCCCCACCTATAACGCCAAGAAGAGAGGCGTTGCCAAGGTCAACGAGGACCTCGACGACCTCGAGACCAAACCCCTCTTGTTTCGGAACCAGAAGTTAGACGACATCTCGGTCCCCGCGACCCAGAACTACGTAGTCCTCAGTGGGACGGAGAAGCCCTCCGAGACGGCCGCAGTCGACGTGGTAAACACTGAAGGTGCGGTGGTTGCGTACTACTCAGGGTTCCCCGGTCACTCACTCGTGCAGGTAGATGGGGCGAATGATATCAAGCCGAATAACCTTTGCCTGGTCGTGGCTTCGAGCGATGGCCAGCCTATTCAGTCTGGAGGCCGTGACGTTTGGGCACTCCTGCAGTCTGAGGATAGCGTTGACGGTCATACCTTCAACGATACCGATCATCGAGTGCAGTTGTCCTTTGTGCGCGTGAACAGCACAGGCGACGACCTGGAAGCCTGCCCGGTGGCGGACATCGAAAGCACCACCATCAACTACAGTTATGTCAGGCAGAGCCACCTCGACAACATCCCGAAGTGGGCCTTCCTGACCGGCGCATTCCTCGACCAGACCGCGGTGGGGGATGTCACTCTGGACCTGGCGATCGACAACCAGACGGGCATCGCCACCCAGACCGGCAAGGACATCGACTGGGACGTCGCGGACGACTACGAGATGGCCTTCACCTCGGACAGCGGTGGGACGGATATGTTTAAGCTGTCCCCGGCCGCGGCGGGTGACGTGGCCCAGTTCAACGTGGACGACCTGGACGTCAACACCACCAACCCGGCCGACTTCAGCGAGGGCGTCAAGCTTGACACCGGAGGGGAAGAGATCGACATCGGTGTCAACGCAGGGTTCATCGAGTCGACCGGCAGCAACGACCTCACCGTGAAGGGTGCCGCGGAACTCCTCCTGGAAGACGTGAACCGCGCGGGCTCTACCTGGGCGCAGGTAGGCATCAAGCTGTCCGAGACTACCCAGGAGTGGGATGACTACGAGAGCCAGTTCGGTGGTGAGGTTTCTCTCCTCAAGGGCATCGTGGACGCCGCCAAGGCCTCCGGCCGTTCCAAGGGTGTCGCGGCGTGTACCGCTGACATCGCGGCCAACACCAACGTGACAGGTGCGGGCGGCTCCCCCAACATCGACGCGCAGCTTCCGGACTACAGCGCGGTCACCTTTGTGGACGACGTGGATGTGTTCGTCAACGGTGAGCTACAGCGCAACGGTGCGGACGCTTCGGCGAACCACGATGTGTACCCGGGGACGACCCCGGCCAATGGTGATCTGATGTTCGAGTACAAGCTGCACGGTACGAGCAGCAAGCCTGACCAGATCACCATGATCGTGCACGGTGTATAAAGTAGTAGCTTCACGCTAATACTTGCAGTACAATCCGACAGCAACTGCCGAAGTGAGGGATACGCGATGACTCTAGAGAAAGCCGAACTGAAGATGTCCGTAGCTCACGAGCTAGGGTGCCAGGTTGACGACCAGCTTGCCGGGGCCGAGAAGGACGGTCTTCGGCATGCCGGTGCCAAGTCAGCTTTGTTTCACGCCGCGAAGGAGATCAACCGACAGCTACACGCAGCGGTCAAGCGTGACCTGGAGGAGGGGGCCTTTGAGGGCGAGAAGTTCCCAGAGAGTGAGCTACAGCTTCAGTCCCTTATTAACAGGTGGATCTCCCGTGCATCTGGGTTGTGTGAGAACATGGCCCAGATGCACGAGTCCCAAGAGATCGTGAAGGCTGGTGAGACGGCTGGCCTGAAGAAGGTGATCGACCGCATCAAGAAGTACCACGATGCGGAACGGCAGAAGGCCGCCGCTTTGAAAGATGCCGAAGAT